CTTGTCCAAGCTCTTTCGGGCGTGGATGCGTTCACTGTGCTTGAACAATCGAAAGTGTTGGCAATGGCCAATCGTCGCTTGTATGAGGCGTATGACTTCAGCTCAACGTGGCCGCGTTACATCGTGGGCGCACAGGCGCGGCCTGCTACGGATAATGTTATTGCCAGAGAATACGATCATGTTGCTGGAGTTAGAACATCGTCGTCTGCTTCTCGCAGTGGAGTAACAGTTAAAATTGTTTGCACCGCCTCGCTTAGTTTTGTTGCCGGCATGACTGTTGTTGTGTCGGGGCTCACTGGAACGGTTAGCCCTAACGGAACCCAGACAGTTGTGGGCATTGAAACCACAAATGCAATCAACGACACATTTACCTACAACCTTGCATCTGGAACAGGCGTTGAGACGTATAGCGGCACCGCCACCGTGTCCCCTGCGGCCATTGACGACATCTCGGACTACAACCGTATCTGGAATGCCAATCCTTTTGGCTCAAACCCGTCCTACGAATACGACTTCTTCGTTGATAGCAATGGCGCGACAGTTATTAACAACGCGACAGGCAACCTTGGGTTTTGGGTTGGCTACAAGAAGGAATGGCCCGGTCCATACACCACCGCTGCGGTTGATATTCCGCTAGAGTTCTTCCACTATGCAGCCCACGCTACCTATGCCGATTTCCTTCGTATGGACGGTCAAGTTGACAAGGCTATTGCCGAAGAACAAATTGCCATGAGCTACCTTATGCTAGAGTTGAGCAAGGCCCAGAATCAGCGCAATAATAACTTCTTGTTTCGCCGCATTTCTACCTACGTTTCAACACAATCACGCTAATGAATAATTCCCTTGTTGTTAATCTCTATCCGTCTCCAACTGGGGAAGCGGACGAACGACTTGCCGTAAGCACAGCGGCAGTTGCTCTTACGAATGTCTGGTCTTCGTCCAAGACGAAATACATCCTAATTGATATTCAGGGTGATGATGTTATGGTGACTTTTGACGGTAGCACACCTACCGCTACGAATGGTCATTTGTTTAAGAAACTGACGCCTCCGTTTTTCTGGAATAAGAGCACGGCTCTTGCGGCTAAGTTTATTCGCGCTGCTTCTACGGATGCTTCGGTTCACGCAACCCCATTTACTGTCTAACCATGTCAAACTCACGCATAGTTAACGGTCCAATGCAGGTGCTTCCGGTTAGCGGAACATCCATGCGAACGCTTTCGGCTGGTGGAACAGCTACCAACTTTATTGTTGCAGCCCTCAATCCAAACACGAGTCACATCTATTGGACGCTAGAAGGCGCAGATGTGCGCCTTACGATTGATGGCTCTACTCCAACCGTTTCTGTTGGCCACATCTTCAAGGATGGTAATAGCGGCATCTGGAGCGCGGGCTGGGCAAAGAACGCCAAAGTCATTGCAATTAGCGGCACGGGTGTTTTTACAATTAGCGAACTCAACTACATTTAACCATGTCCGGCATTTTTGACCAAATTATCAACTATTCCCCCCCGCTGATTGTTAGCGGCACGGTCAATTACAAAGGGACATGGAATGCTTCGATAAACAATCCAACCTTAAACAACCCGCCAGTTGCATCAACTAAGGGCGACTACTACGTTGTAAGCACGGCTGGAACACAGTTTAGCATTACGTTTGGCGTCGGTGACTGGATTATCAGCAACGGCACGGCTTGGGAAAAGGTGGATTTGACGGACGCTGTTTCTAGCGTGTTCGGGCGCACAGGCGCGGTGGTTGGTGTTAGCACCGACTATTCGGCTGTTGGCATTACAAACACGGCTATTGGGGCTACTAGCCCATCTACGGGTGCCTTCACCACGGTTAGTGCCTCAGGTTTGACGGTAAACGACAACACGACCCTCGGCAGCAGCAACTCGGACACGGTGAATTTCAACGCTCGCGTGGCGTCTGACCTCAACCCATCGACCGACAACACCTACGACCTCGGCGTGACGGGCCACGAGTGGCGCAACTTGAACATCGACGGGACCGCCAACATTGACTCGCTCGTGGCTGATAGCGCGGACATCAACGGCGGGACGATTGACGGGACGGCCATCGGCGGCAGCACGGCGGCGGCCGGCGCGTTTACGACGTTGAACGCGAGTGGACTTGTTACGGTTCAAACTGCGGGCGGCACCGCTGCGGCGATCAACCTTTACGCAGGAAACAACACGACCACTTCTAAACTCAGCATCGGACAAATCGGAGCGATTGATTGGGATTTGGGTGTAACCGCCACAAACGGCTGGTTCCAAATCGGCGGGCTTGGCGGCACGATGCCACAGGCTTACACCATTGCGCGAAGCGGGACGGCTGTTACAACTCATACGTTCTACACGGGCGGTGCGGCTCGGTCTGAAATCACCTCCACCGGCCTAAACTCCACGGCCATCGGAGCCACGACGCCGAGCACGGGCGCGTTTACGACGTTGAGCGCGAGTGGAACCAGCCTGACATTAGGCACCAACTCCGGTTCTGGAACTGCGCGACGAGTCTTCGATGTTGAAGCAGGCGGGTATGCGTCACCCGGAGCTTTTAATACCGACTCTAACGGCGACAAAATAAACCTGTTCAAAGGTGGCGCTGGCTTGAGCTTTGATGCACGCATCGGCGTCGGAACTGCAAACAATGTTTGGTATCGTTCCTCTGGTAGCACGTCAGGCGCGGGCGTTCACGAGTTTTATGTAGGTAGCACGCCGACATTGATCCAATCAATCTCCTCCACCGGCCTCGCCGTGACCGGGGCGTTGTCGAGCACGGGAGCACTTGCCATCGGAAACACCGTCGCCACAGCCGTCGCCGTCGCCTCGACGCACAAGGTCACAATCGTCATCGGCGGCGTCACTTACTACCTTCTAGCCACAAACGTCTAATTACATGACCACTGAACAAGCACTCCAAAACCTCTACGCAGCCGCCCGCCTTGCCCCGTTAAAGGCCGACGACCACGATCTCATCCGCAAGTGCGCGGAACAGATTGCGCAGGCGTTAAACCCAAAGGAGATGGTCGATAAACCTAAATGAGCGGGACGGCAGACGTTAATTGGCGCAGCTACGTTGGGCCGCAGGACAACGGGCTGACGGTGAACGCGGCTGAGTGGCAGGCACCGCTTGACCCCGAAAACTACGACGATCTCGTAAAAGGCTCCAACGTGTCGAACCTCTGCGTATCGGGTCTCACTATTCCAGCCTCACAGGAGGATAGCATAGATTTCGTGCGCGGCAAAGATTATGTCGTGCAGCATTGCATCGTTCAGGGGTCGATTACCGCCAAAGGCTCAATTGACGGGCTCTCGCTCTACGGGTGCTCTATCTCGGGCACAATTGAGCTTGGGCAATATGACAACTATTGGACCAAGGGCCGCGCTCCCACTCGCAACGTGTCAATAATTAGCTGCACCTCGCCGGACGGCTCGCCTATTAGGGTGAAGCTCTGGGATGCAGAAATGCCGTTTATTGAAAGCACTAACGTAAAGGTGACGAAGATTCCAAGGTGGGTCTGGTTGCCATACTTCCTGTTCCGTCGTCTTACCAACCCTAAAGCCGCCTAACGATGCTCGATCTCCTCACAAACGCACTAGGCGGCGGCGCACTCGGTGTTCTCCTTCGCATTGGCAATGGGTTCTTTGACAACTACAAGGCTAGTCAAGAGCACAAGCGAGAGCTAGAGAAGGCTAAGGCTATGGCCTCTATTGCGGCTGATAAGGCTCAATGGGAAGCGTTTACGGCCAGCCAGAATGCGGCGATTGCACCTGTAAACACCGCACCTTGGGCGGCGAATGTTCTCACCCTCTTTCGTCCTGCTATTACCCTTCTTCTCCTTGTTCTAGTTACCATTGTCTTCTTCAATGTTCCAGATTTTGAACAAGCAGACATGGTGGACGAAGTGCAATTTGCAGCCTTCAATTGTGTGGGCTGGTGGTTTGGTGACAGGATGACCCGTAAGCGATGAACACCCCCGAAAAAGACATTCTTGTAGCAGCAACCCCAGCGGCAGCCTCATTAGGTCTAAGCCAAATCAATAGTATAATTGGCATCATTGGCGGCTTGGTAGGATTGGCATACCTCATCTGGAAATGGCATAAGGAATACAAGAAGGAATGAATCCTAGAAAGCTACCCTGTAACAGCCCTAGGCGAGACATTAGCGGCGGCAAGAAGTCCGTAGTCCGCGCTTGTGCTAACGGGAAGTCTAAAGTGATACGCTTTGGGGACGCCAATATGTCCATCAAGAAGAGCGTTCCAGCCCGTAAAGCCTCCTACTGCGCCCGTTCTGGTGGCATTAAAGGCACCTCTAACAAGCTCTCGGCAAATTACTGGAGCAGAAAAGCATGGTCGTGCTAATATCTGTTTATGAAAAACGAAAACTACAAGTCACGCAAGCAGATGATTAAGCACGAAAAGAAAGAGAACAAGAAGAAGGACTACGAGGGTTTTGGCAAAGCAGCCTACGGCAAACGTAAGTCCTGTTCCTAATTGTGCTAAGGCACAGTAGGGTATGATAGGCCAATGGCTCGTTATAACACTTTTGGCGAAAAAGACAGTCAGTTTAATGATGAGGTGGACATTGGATTCTCACGAATCAATGCCCGATTGCGCCCCGATCAATTAAAGTCTGGCGAGCTGGCTGTGTCCATCAATGGACGCATGGACATTGACGGTGCTTGGCAACCACGAAAAGGGTCTAATGCTTTTGGTCCCCAGCTTGGTAATAGCGGCGAAGCGTTGATTGTTCCGTTCTACGTCTGGACCAACCGCACTATTAGTAGCGCAACTCGCAGCACAACGACGGTTACAATTACCACCTCCGTTGCTCATGGATTTACCACAAGCACACAAGTGGGTATTTCTGGGCTTACAGGAACAGTTAACCCCAACGGCAATCGCACAATTACCGTTACAGGCTCAACAACATTTACATTCACCATTACGGGTGCTACCGGCAGCGAAACCTATTCGATTGGTGGAAGCAACTTTGCCGGGGCTCCCCTTCTGAGCAGCAACATTAACAATGCCTACGGCTCTTGCTTGTTCTCCGACCCATCGGATGACAACGATGAGTATTTCATACTTGCGCTAAATTCTAAAGCCATTGCGGTTAATTGCTCAACAGCAGCTACAACCGACATAGCCTATCCATCTGGCATCACCATAACGGACGATGTTGAGATGATTCAGGCGTTTAACAAGGTGTTCATCTTTCGAGATGGACTTACGGCCCTATCTTGGAACGGCGTTGTTACGGGTAGCCCGGCCTTCGTTAAGGTGGCAAACGGCACCTACGCCAACACAACGTATTATGACGCTAACAACAATACGGTGATAACAGATGGCGTAGTCACTGTAAGTGAAACGGCTCATGGTCTTTCCGTTGGCAGACAGATTTTTGTGGTACATGCTGGCACAACTCCACTAGTAGAAAACGGGGCTGGTTACACCATTGCGTCTGTTCCTAACGCCAATACGTTCACTTTCTTTGCCCAAGTTGTAGATCACGCAAGTCACAAAGTAACCTATTCTGTGGCTCAATCGCAAGGACTTGGATTTGTTCATATGCCCGCGCCCCCGTGGGGAGTCTATCACCAACGGCGTATCATTGCCCCCTACTACTACACCTCTACGGGAACATCTGGTAGTGAAACAATTACTAGCCGCAACGTAAGGGATGAGTTGATATTCTCGGACATTTTTGATTCAGACACCTATGACCAAATCCAGAATCAGTTCAAGGTTACGGCTGGCATTGCTGACTATTTGCAATATGTCCACCCGTTCACCGACGACAATGCTGTGGTTCTCAATCGCAATAGCATTCATCTTCTTAGCGGGCTATCGGGTAGCC